TGGGGTCTTTTGTCAACCTTGACAGGTTTATATGGCTTTGGGCTGTGGCTGTTGGGCCCTTGGTGATGACGCGTTCTTTTATCTGCGCGGGATCCTGGTGGGGCCGCGAGTAGGGCAGATTCTTCGCCGCCACCTTCTTCACCGGCTGGTTCGGCGCCGGCTTCGCCTGCGGGCATTTCTGCGGGGCCTCCGAGATCGCCTCCGAGATCTCCTCCGAGATCACCGCCAAGGTCGCCGCCAAGGTCGCCACCCATCGCACCGCCAGCAGCGCCGGCTGCTGCAGCTTCAGCGACCGCCTGTAGCGCGGCGTCGTGCTTACGATCATAATACATCTCACGCTGATTGCGAATAAATTCTTCATGAGATATCCCAAAGATATGTTCAGTCACCCAACGTCGTGAGAAGTAGCCTTCTGTGGCGGCGGCTGCAATATCAAACTTCTGCTTCCAGGTCTCGATTTCTTGAAGCTCTGCGATCTTCGAGGGATTGTTGAGAGTTAAGGCGAAGCTTAATAAATCGTCGCCTCTGAAGCCTAGGGTGTAGAGATGGATGATGCCGATCTTTGTAAGCTCTGCGATAATGACCCGTTGTAATCTCTGGATAGTCCTTGCGAAGCGGATGTCTTTCTGNGCCAGTGTAGTCTTATCTTCTTCGGCTCCCTCTCCCATCGTGAGATAAGATTGAGGGATCTTAAGAGCAGAGAATAGTTTATCACGCAAATATTTAATATCATCGATTGCTGTAATGTTTGCTGCGCCGGCTAAACTTTGAATGTCGGTTACCGATCCTGCGCGCACCGGAATAAAATAATCTTCCTCAATACTCATTGGGTTATAACGTAGATCAACGCGGCCAGTATCTGGATCTACTACTTGATGTCGTTTAAGATTTGTTACAATCTTCTGCATGTATTGCTCCACATCTTGTGGCGGGATTGCGCCGACGTCGATCTTAAAGACGCGACGTTCGGATGAACGGATAACACGGTATGCCATCATAGCGTCTTCCATAAGCGTTAGCTGGCGCCAGATGCGACGTGCTGGCTCTAAAATAGAAGTACCATACGGAGCATACTTATCATTTCCTAAGATGCGGAAATGGGAAATTTGCCAGTTCTCAAAAGTCATACCTGCGGAATTCCATTGGAACTGAATATAGTTAGGGTTTGTGGAGTCTCCTCCTTCAAGCCTTTCAATTTCTTGAGGAGGGAGCGCGATGACAGATTGAACACCATACTTGTCATCAACATCCAAATACAAAAAGAAGTCGCCATACTTGCACATAGTGCGACTCCATCCAAATAAGTTATACGGCAGGTTTAAGATGTTATCAAACAATACAGCAAGAACGGCACGGATCTCTTCGTTGGGACATTTAATGTTAAGCATCGGACGCAACTGTGAATAAGTTGTCATCTCGTCTGCATAGATATCCATTGTCGATGCAATCTCAGGCATGTATTCCATTTGATCAAAATCAACATATCGTTCGGAACGGCGCTGGTTTGCGATTGCATTGGTGGCAACAATGTCAAGAGGGTTGTAAAGAGTCTTCTTAAACTGTTGTCCCGATGCTGACTTAAATCTAGAACTAAACTTGTCCAGATGTTGTCTTCTAATTCTGCGTCCGGACTGCGAACGATAGCTGATGATCGGTCCGGAGAATAATCTTGTTAGAGCCTTGAATAAGGTCGATTGCTGATTTGCGGGGTTTTTATTGTATGGTGCTGCCATTTAATTTCTCACTTAATAATCCATTTAAATTGCTCATAAAGTTTTTCTGCGTCTTTTGCCTGTTTATCGAATGCGTTATCTTTTTTATAGCCTTGTTGACCTGGAATTTGTGTGTTCATTGTGGTTTTTGTTGTAATAATTGCATCCACAAATGCTTTCTGATAGTTTAAGTCACGAGCATTAGCTTGTAATGCTGTGTCTCTCACCCAGCAGCCAATTGCAAGAGCCATGATCAAATCATCATTGTAGCCTTTCATTGCTTGGGGCTTTCCGTTTTTCCAAATAAAAGTTTTCATTTCGTTTGTAATGCGCGAAGAATACACTTTAATTAGTTTATTCCTGATAAACTCCTCCAATTTTGCAACTATAAGGGGACGCGTCTTCATTGTGGTTGAAAAGCCCGGTACAGCCGATGTGCGTACTTCGGCTTGATGCTGCTCAATGTATTCATGTGTAGACTTTATAGAGTAATACAGATTAGGATAACCGTATTCTATGAGTTTGTCAAGTACTGTATAGCCAATATTATTATTTTCTACGACCATCATCGAGTTTCCAAACTCTCTTCCGACTTGATTTAACATATTAGCAAATAAATCAGGAGTAGGCTTTCCTTGATATTCTGCAATGATTTCAAGAGTTTCGAGCTTTAATATGTGAAATGCTGAATAATCGGCGCCGTCGCCTCTTGATACGTCAGCAACAATTAGATAATTACAAGTTGGATCAAATTCTTCCCAAATCCAAAAGTTGCGATCAAATCCGGTGCGATGCTTGGGTTCTTTGACTAGCGATAGCAAATAGTTCATGCATTCAGGATCAATGACCGTTTCACCAGAAGTATTGAAATTGCATTTAAGCTCCTGCGCAATTTGGCGCTTGGACATATTTTGAGTTTCTTTCTTATACCATGCTTCGTCCCTTTCCGGGTGCACATCCCACGGCAGGGTTGTAAGATTAAAGTTATTGAGGCCTGTTTCTGCATCGGTGCACGTTTTATGGAACCAATTCCCAACGCCATTGGGTGTTGACAGCGCAATACATCGCCCACCGGTGGAGAGCGTGGGGTATAGACCGGTCCACAATTCTTCTAGCCCTTCGATATGTGCTGCCTCATCCAGCACCAACAGAGACAGTGCTTCGGAACGACCGGCATCGCCGGAAGTGGATGCGGCCTTGATAGAGGAACCATTGGACAACTCGAAAGATGTGCGGTTATCGACGCTGATGGTGGCAATTTTTAACCAATCTGGTAGTTGGCGCATAATGCCTTTAACTTTTTTGACGAGGTTGCCTGCCGTAGCAAACTTTGTAGCCATTACCAGTGTAGACTTGTCACGGTGGAAAAGCATCATCCATACAATATAGCCGGCAGTAATCGTGGAAATTCCAAGTTGGCGTGCTTTTAAAACAATATTAAAGCGATAATCATTAAAATCTGTTAGGAGATCATCTTGGAAATCATACGTATCAAATAAAATTAACCCGTGCATCGGGTGTGATATACGGGCATAAGTCTTGAGAAAATAAGATGGATCCTTTCCACACTTTAATATCTCTTTGATTCGTTTTTGTTTGTCTAGTTGAAAACTCATTCATCATCTACGATTTCTATATTAAGGGACTCCGCGTAAAGTTCGTAATCCTGTGGTGCGATACCCGTTATATCGTAATCGCCCCCATATTTGTCCGCAGGAGGTGTGGCACCTAGGCTCCCTCCGGAGGCTGCGGCTTCTCGTTTCACTTCCTCTTCGAAGTCTTTCAGCATGGCTTCCCGCCTTTCGGGAGTAATTTGTGGCAAAAGAGTGTTGAGAAGCTTGATGAAAGGAGACGCAACTGCATCGGCTAGCCCTTCATCGAGGGGTTCTGTTGCTTTCGCAACTTCTTCCAGTCCGTACTCGTTCATACACTTGTGATACTCGCCCGGGTCAGTGAGATGGCCGCAGCGGTCTTGATCGCGCTCGTGAGCGGTGTCACTCTTTTCTTCAAGAGTGTCTTCAATACTCGTTGCTTTCGCAACTTCTTCCATAATGATCTCTTTCAGACGTCCGATTGAAATTTTCATTAGTTCTTCTTCCTTGTATCGTTCTTCGGGCGCTTCCCTTTCCAACCTCCTTGATCCAAGAAAGTCTTCCAACTTTTTTCAAGAACGGGACCATCTCTACGGCGCACTTCCATGTCTTCTGCCAAGCCGCCAATCTTATAAGTTTTGTGAGCCTGCACCCAAGTACGGACGCGTGAAGTATTCTGAACAAGAACATCTATCTCGCCTTCTTCTGTTAGTGTTACAGAATCGCCGGTAATCTTCTTGTATTCTTTCTTAATCCAGCCTACGATATCTGTAAGGCGTTGATCCATTTCTCCTTCGAAACCGCCATCAATAACTTCTTTAAGCTGAACTTCTGATTGATAGCTAAGAACCATTCTATTTCCAGAAAACCTTACGTTAAAGCCATCCATCACGCGCTGATCAATAAGGGCATCCCCTTCTTCTCTGCGGAGGATTCCGGGCTTGTCCGGTTCGTAATCTTCACCGAGCGCGCCGTCATATGAGTTAGCGGCGGCTTGCGCTAATCCTTGTACAATTTCGTAAACTGTTGCCATTATAAATTCCTCTTTTATCCTTAAGTAGTCTCTTGATTAGGTCTCCACCCTTTTAACCAACGCTCTTCTCGATCTTCTATATATTGAATGTAGCAGCGATAGCAACATTCAAATTTAAGAAGACAAACATCATCCATAGATTTCTTTGGAAAAGTTCCGCAGACAAGACAACATTTTAAAGAGTCTCTATTAAGTAGTTTTTTTGATACCTTTATACCATTAATATCGACTTTCTCTTGTGACTTCTCATGCCTGTTGGTCTTCTCATAATATTCTCGCATTTGTTCGAGATATTCTTTTTCTTTGGTCTCGTCCCAATTTGCGCGCGGATTCTGAATGGTGTCCTTACCATACTTCTTTGTGATCGCCTTTTCAATTGCGGCAATTTTGTTTAAATCTTTATCACTCATTGAACAGTCTATAGGCAGTATAGCTAGCAGCTACGCCGGCGACTACGCCGCCCGCAGCCCAAAGCCAATTGTTGCGCGCCGACTGTTGTAAAAGCGATTTTTGTAGCTGTGCTATTTCTTCATCTTTCTGGAAGGTTAATAAGCTCATCTCTTCGTGCAGCGCGGTATACTGGATTTCCCAATTGCGAATTTGTAATTCATAATTCGCCTCTTCCACTGAAAGCTCATAATCAATACGCGCCTGACATGCTAGGTTTGATGTGGACTGTCGGGCAAGAATTTCAGACAATGCCGGCACATCAAAAAGCACACCCTCAAACGGGGCGCATTGCTGATGACCAAGGAACGTAAATCTGCCACCATCTTCGGCGTGAGCGGAGCCCATCAACATTAATAATAAACTAAGGAACATATTCAAATCCGTACATCATCATGATTGTCTCTGCAAGCTCATCCGGATCTTGCGAGAATTGTCTTCCATACTCTTCGCGCTTATCATCCATTACTTGCAATAATTCTTCCTGGCTTTCTTGGTAGTCTCGCTCTACTTGATCTAAGGTGTCTTTATAGATCTGTAGTGAGTCTTCCATTTGCGACATTTGTTGCTTGTGAATCTCTTGCAATCCTGCCAGTTGTGCTTGTAGTGAAGCCTGCGACGTTTCATAGGCTGCTTGCATTTGCTTATAATCATAACGCATCTTGCCCATGATGGCAAGACCAAGAAGGGCGATTACAACTCCTTTCCAATTCTTCAGCAAAAACTGAAGGATCATTTGTTGTGATGTCACTTAAGCCCCTTGAGTCTCTCAACAATGTCAACGGCGCCCTGGGTTCCCACAAACACTGTGCTAATAATAACCCAATCGCCACTAGTAAGAAAGCCTGTGAAGGCCAAGGCTGATGCTGTCATCCACACTAAAAGCTTTCGAGATGTAAGCTTTAATAGCCATGTGTCGATAAATCCTTTGTGTTCAGCCATTACCTCACCCAAAGCCACCAGCCGCAAAGCAACCCGTCAAGCCAGACCAGGGCCAGCAATAACCACCAATCTATCCGGTGGTGACCCGTGACAACTTCGTCCCATACACCAAGTACTCTATTGCGCACTAAGTTTAAAACCGCGGGAACAACCCCACATACAGCGCTAGCTGCTCTCTTTAATAAATCCATTATTTTTTACCTCTCTTTGGTTTCTTCTTTTTAAGTTCTTTGGACTTGCACATTTCATCTGCTTCTTTTTTAGACAGACTTTTCTTTCTTTTCTCTGCTGGTTTGTCCTTTTGTGCGCAGGCCCAGCGTCTTTGTTTTTGAGAATAAACTTCGTCTAATTCTCCTGCTAGTTCTATTTCTTCTTCTTGTTCGTAATCAAGTGCTGCTTCTAAATCGTCAAATAGTTCATCTTCTCTTTCATCATGATGGGCTTCGTCTTCTTCGTCTTCTCTTTCTGTGTGGCCACGAAGAACAGTGCGCATTAAATCATGCAAATCTTCTGGCAATATATCATCTATATATTCACCAACTATCCATTTTAAAAAGGCGCCTCTTTCTTCTTGTGAGTCAAGAAGATGCAAAATGTTTCTTTTTTGTAAATCATCAATAATATAGTCTACTTTCTCAATGCCCGTAAATGATTCTTCATCTTCGTCTGGGGCGTCAAGAGCATAATCTTCTTGAAGAACAGTTCTGAGTTCTTCTTTAATATATCTCATTATTTTTTGTTCTGCCACTTCTATTTCTTCTCCTTCGTATTCTTCAGCCGTATCTTCAAGTGTTGTTAATACGGCTTTCAGTTGTTCTTGTTCTTCAGGAGATAGCTCACTTAGATAAAACTTTTCGACACGGTATGCCTCTTCGGGAGTTTTAAGAACCTTGCGAAGAAGATTTACCAAGTTGCTTTCGGGGCGCTCTATGCCTTCTCCAAACCATGAACGCAGGCGACTACCAATACCTTTTTTCTCAGGTTCCCATTCGGGAGGGGGTTCCGGATTTTGAGCCTCCACATCTTGAAAGCCTTTTGCGAGATGCTTTCTCCATTTCTCCCAACGCTCGGGGGGAAGACCGGGAGCCAATTCACGAAGCCACTCCTCGGCTTGCTGATAATATTTTTCGGGGATGGGTTCTGGAATGTCAAATACGGTACTGCCAGTCATTCCTCCTTCTACCTCTTCAGGTGCTTCGTATTCATCTTCTGCCTGCGCAGCTAAAGAACTATGAGGATCCAGTGCCTCACTAATCTCTTCCTTAATGATCTCCATCAATCTGTG